TTCGATTAGACAATGTTTAATTAATAAAAATATAAAATTATGAGTACACTAAAAGGTCAGAACTTCCGCATCTATACCTACGACAGTACGTCAGAAAAGTACAAAGTGGTGGGTATGGCCACCAATTGCACGGTGACACTTGGAACCAATACCAGCGACGCGAACACGAAGGATGACGTGGCACTCGCATCAAAGCCTGAGGTTATCAGTAAGAACTGGAGCGTGCAGGTTGACTCTCTCTCTGTGGCCGATATTGCAGCTATGCTGACAGCTATCAAGGCTATGACGAAATTCAAGCTCATGTGGGACGAAGCAAGCACAACCGACAACCAGACAGCTCTGGGCGAGGGGTATGCTCGTACAGGCTTTGCCTACCTGAATGATGTTACCTTCACATTCAACGATCGTGAGAACGCCAGCAAGAGCCTACAGTTTACAGGATCGGGCGAGCTTTCGACTGTTTCTTCTGCTGAGGACGTGAGCGAGGTTGCACTTGGAAGCTATACCAAGGGCCAGTATGTGCGCCTGTTCCTGGGTAGCGACAACACCACCACGCCCGCGAAGGTGATTGCAGGTGCTAAGCAGCTGAGCCTCCATGTAAGCCTGACTCTCGAAGATGCCACCACCAAGGACACCACAGGCGACTGGCAGGTACAGGAGCCAACAGGCCTTAGCTACGATATTTCGACCAATGCCCTGGTACGCAGCGGTGACACCATCACCTCAGGCGTGGGTGCTCAGGCACTCAGCGACCTCGAAAGCATTTATGAGGATTCTGCCCCCGTGAAGTTCCAGATTGCCAACACATCGAGCGACAACAACCGCACAAAAGGCAGCGTGATCGTCAGCGGTTCCGTTATCGTCTCGCAGCTAACTCTCAATGGCCCCAACCGTCAGAATGCCGACTACTCTGCAACCCTGAACGGGTACGGAGCTTATACCGTAGGAGCTTAAAGGACTTTCTTCAAGCCATCTTAGATGAATATTAACCCGCGCCTGCCGATGCAGCAACCTGTACGGCAGGCGTTTTAAACCCAAGCTAATATGAACCCAAGTAGAACAGTAACACTTAATCACAAGACAGCCGAAGGCGACATCGAGCAGATCGAGGTCAAAATGCTGTATTGTGCAGCCGCAGAGTCAGGCTACCAGATACTGAGTGGTAAGACGATGGAAGTATTTATACCTGAGATGCAGCAACAGGAGGATGGTACTTACATCGTGGCAAAGCAAGCCCCAGCAACCGATATGGACTATATGCAGCTATCAATGGCAGCCATCAACGCAGCTTATGAAGCCGACAACCAGGAGACACCCATCACGGCCAACGATATTTTGTACCATTGCACCCGTGAGCAGGTTATCAATCTGGTGGGCGTAGTCATGGAACTGTATCGTGAATGGCTGAAGATCCCAAGCACCTTGGAGAAGGAGATGAAGGACGAAGAGGGAAAGGGCAAGCAAAAAAACGCAGAAACGCGCTCGAAACGTACAAAACAGTAGTTGGCGAGATCGGGCGCGACAGGCACGAATTTCTGTACGAAATGCGCTGGTACGAGATAATCCTGATCATCCAGGGCTACCGCAAGCGCAACGTAATTCAGTACCAGCTTCAACGCATCCAGGCATGGGCCGCAGCTTTCTCTATGGGCAACCCCAACCACAAGAAGCCTCAGGACTTGATAGATCTATACTGCGACCATTACATTATACCAGGCGAAGATATGCCACAGGTAGATCCTGAGACAGTCCGAGAGCTACAGGATGAAATGAAGCAGAACCCATTCCTGAAAGATTAGACCGTTTTGGCATAATTGCTATAATTAACTGTTATTCATTTTTGATAAAGGGTGTTTTTGCCTTCGCTACGAGTTAGCGAGGGCTTTTTTTATTCAGTTTCTTAGCAATCTGGTTGAAATCTTCGTGCACATCCTGAGCCAGCACCTTTGCGTAACGCTGGGTAGTATGTATGTTAGTCTGCCCCAGCATTTTGCCGACGTGCTCTATTCTGGTACCATTCGAGAGCATGAAGGTGGCGAATGAGTGACGCGCCAGGTGGCTGTGCAGAGGGATGGAAGTGCCAGCCATCATCCCGATCGCCTTCAGGGTACGATTATACACATGGTTTTCAATTTGGGGAACCTTCCAATCGTGTTTCTTTAATACCTTCACAACAGGCGGCAGCAGCTGGGAGACGAAGGGAACGCCCGTTTTTATTCTCTCGCCCATACTTACCCACTTTTGGCCCACTTTCTTGTATTGTGCGATGTCGAAGGCCAGCGCATCGCTATAAGATAAGCCAGTCCACATCTGTAGAACGAACAGATCGCGGCAGTCATCAATCAGGGAGCCTTCAGGCAGATTAAGATCCTCGATGGCCTTCATCTCTGCTTCAGTCAGATACTCAATGTTTTCACGATCGCCCCTTTTAAACTCACCACGCAGTTTCTCATACGGGCTCCGATCTATCTTACCAAACAGATCAGCACGACGTAGCAGAACCTTCAGGCACTTGTGATAATTATAGATGGCCGCATCACTCAGGCCCTCACCCAATCGCCCATGTACGGACTCCCCACGAAGCTGGTGGAGCCACGCATCGAAATTCATGATCGCCTCGACGGTCACATCCTGCCATCTTCGCATTTTGCCGTATTCATCGAGCCGGTTCTGTAGTGATACGTAGTGCTTCCTGGTTCCTTCTTTAATATTGAGTTTAGGAATTTGCTCATGAATCCAATCGAGCAGAGTAGCTTCACCCGACAGGCACTCTACTGTTTGCCACACTTGCGCTTTGATACACTTCATATCTATGGGCGCATCATTCTCCAGGTACTCGTTGACAGCAGCCAGCACTTTACGGTAGATGATCGACAGCCTATCATTCAGCTCTTTGGCTTCAGAGCAGTTTACGATCTGCCCAGCTACGAAATCACTTTTATACACCTTGATGCCAGTATTAAAGTAGTATGGTTTGCGATTTACTATCACACGAATTTCCAGCAGCACCTTCGAGCCTTCAGGTGTGCGGTTCTTATGGTCGAATACTATTGCGTTACTTATATTCATATACTTTGTTATTCATTAATTGGAAAACATGGGAAATTTGGGGATGTTTACCCCTATTTTTAGGGTTGGGTAAACTATGGGGTAAACAACCACCCTAAAAATGGCTTATTTTGTCGCATTTTGTGTTTTAATGTTTACCCGCAAAACCTTTGAAAACCCCTTTATTTATGGCGGAATCCCCGTAAAAAGGGCATTTCCGAGGATTCCGCAAAGTGATCCGCTTGGGGTTACGATGGGGTATGGTGGTTTGCCTTTGTTTATTAGGGTTTGCGAATAGTTCATTTTGGCGATGGGTAAACATGGTTATCTATTTTTGTTCACTTATCGGCTCAGATACAGCCATCGGGAATGGGTAGTTATCCAGGATTTTTTCGTGCTCATATCTGGATAGCTGCTTTTTCAGATTGGCGATGTATTCATCTTTTTCCTTCAGCCTCTCATGCAGGCTTTTGATTTCACGATTAAGCGAGTCGATTGTCTGCTGCTGAGCCGCGAGGGTTGCATTCATTAAACTCGACTGATCTATCATGCCAGCCGACTCTCTATGCGGCTGCTGTGGTGTATTTATTGCTATACTTTCTTCAGGAGTTAGAAGGGAGCCATCACCACTTAATAAGTAATCAAGATTAAACATACCAGGGAAAGCGGCACAAATCTTCATAAATAAGTTATTAGTAAGGTACGATTTGTTACCATTCATGGCTGCTGATAATGCAGTCCTTTGCATACGTAATGCGCCTGCGAATGCGCCTTGCGTACTGATTCCATGATGAGCAAACAGATGGCCGAAAACCTCACCTAATCGTTTCTGACGCTCTGGATCTTTTAATACTTCACTCATACAATCTTAATACTATAGTTACTAAAAAACGTTAATAATTCGCACAAAATGTACGAACTTAATAATATTTGTATTATCTTTGCCGCCGTAAGTTATTAACGTGCGGTTCGGATACAAGAAAAGCCGCAAGACTTGAAAAAGCCTTTAAAGCAGAGGTAATGGGCTGCAAATATACGGTTTTTCTTCCGAACTCGTACAAAATGTATCAATTAATTAATTTAAATTATGATTTGTGAGAAAGTATCAAGAAAGGACGTAAGAGCCATAAAGGTAGGTAAAACTGGAATATTTCAGCTACCTAACCACAAGGCTGTAGCAACCGCCAGGGTAACATTCGCAATAATGAAAAAGCTCGAAGATATGGACTTTGAGCGCGTAGATACTGGCGAACCTCTCACCGTAGCGTATAAGAGAATCAAGTAGTAACATTTACCAAGAGAGAGATGGATAGAATACTAAGAGAGCAGATTGTGAGAGAGGTACGAAATGCGATGACTACCTATGCGGAAAAATGGGTAACGGCAGAGGTGCTTTGTGAGCACATCGGTACACTCACGCCCAGGTTCCTGAAGGATCACGGCCAAATGTTCGATCGTACCCGCGTAGAGTGGGCCGACGGTCAGGGCACACGCCACACCCAGGCATGGCTCTATCCTCTGCACAAGATTCAGGAGATGGTAGCTTCAGGAGCCATCAAGCAACTACGAGAGAATTAAAATACGTATATCTACAACCTTTTAATTATTGTGTTTACAGCCCAGAGCGATGGGCGCGACTTTCACCATATAAGTAAATGTTGATAATAAAACATTCTATTGTTTTAGGTTAGAATGGTAAGCCCGTGAGGGTGTTCGCTTTTCTTAAAATAACATTTTTAGTTATTTCAATATGTCATAGGCTAAGCCAGCCACCTGTGAAGATCGCTGGCTTTTTCAAAAACACGGGAGTGTAGCTCAGCCTGGTAGAGCTTAGCATAAATTGAAACGATAGACTGCTGAATCGTTTGGTCGCTGGTTCAAATCCAGCCACTTCCACAAACCTTCAAGGTTCGCTGATCGCCTTTAAGCGAATAATCAAATATCGTAAGCATGGAATAGGCACCTGCTTTGCCTTGATAAAAGAGTTCATTGACATCGTGGAACATACGCATCTCAGCATTCCGCTGATTTGCAATGAGACTGGAAAAGGCCAGTTATGGGGAACCCCCGCTACTATAAACCTCGATAGTGAGTTAGGTAGTAAAAGAAAGCGGCAGGCCCCTACATTCGTAGATGTTAATGCAGCCCGTCTAAATAGACGTGAGTGTTCCAAGCCACTAATGCAGAGCTGCATCTACACAGAAAGAAATCCGACCAAAGATTTACGCCCCTACCACAGATACCTTCTACCCCTGGGGGTTAGCCGCTTAGTTCAACATGGTAGAGCGATCACAAGCCATGTCTATGGTAGTGAAAGAGAGCGAGTTCGAGCCTCGCAGCGGCTACAATGGGATGGCGATCCCATTACGTACATACGTACCATTTTTAAACTTTTAATTATTTACGAATTTTGTTGTATTCGGGCCATCTGTGACAGATCGCCCGTTTTTCGTGAACAATTTAATCCACAAATATATGAAGGCATATTTTGAAAATCTTACAATCTCAGAAGAAGAGATCAACGCAGACTTCGAGCGATTCATTCGCCATGAGGCGATGAGGGCCAACTGCAAGCAAGATGAAATGAAAGAAATATTAGGTATTCTATAATAAAAACAGTATTATGAAACAGTTATTTAACATTTTGGCGAAGGATCTCCAGAGCGAGAACTTCACCCTGAAAGAGATGGTGGTGTTTGGTGTCGTAGCTCCTATGGCACTCATAGCAGTTTGTTTGGTTGCATCAATCTTTAATTAAAATCATTATGTATATATCTGGTAGAATAGCAAAGGTGCTGGAAAAACAAAGCGGCACATCGCAGAGAACTGGCAGCTCATGGGAGAGCCAGGAGTTTGTAATTGAGTATTTCGAGCATGAAACAGATCGCTTCCCTGACAGGCTGGTGTTCAAGGTGTTTGGCGCAGATCGCCTGGCACAATGGAACATTCAGGAGAATGACGAAGTAAAGGTAGGTTTGGGCCATCGCGTAAACGAGTACCAGGGCAAATATTACAACGAGATCAGCGCATTCAGTTGTGAGCACACAAAACCCCAAAACGCGCCCTCTGACGCGCCAACAGGTCAGCAGCAGGCAACCAATCAGCAGCCACAACAGAACGCGCCCCAGGGCGACGCAAACGGGGAAGGAGGCAAAGATGATGATCTGCCATTCTGATGAGTATTTTAACGAGTGGCAACCAACAGAGAGCCACACAAGCGAGAGGGAAAATGAATCCACCAAAAAGATGGAGTGCTGAGCAGATTGAAACGCTTAGGCGACTATACCCAAACACCCCCGTTTTCGACATAGCCGACCAGACAGGCCACAACCCTCAGGCGGTTGTAAAGAAGGCGAAGCTGCTGGGGCTGCAACGAGCCCCCGACTACGATCCTCACGCCTTTTATGGCCGCTATGTCAAAAAGGGGAATTTTAAGATATAATTCATTATGGCAGAAGAGAACACAAATATACCACCTCTTGAATCAGCAGATCAGAACTTCATGAGTGAAATTCGCCCATATTTGCTGGATGCAAGGGAAGATTATCCAGAGCCATACTATATATACGAGTATAATGGCGTACCGTTTTCAACCATCGGAGGCATTCAGGCCATTACGGGACAGAAAAAGAACGGTAAAACCTTCGTTCTTGCTCAACTGATGGCAGCGGCTCTGGAACCTGAAGCCGAAAGGGTACGGGAAAATCTGCCAGGCTTGACAATCCCAGAGCGTACCATCGACTACTTAGGGCATTTGCCGAAAGTGCTCTACGTAGATACTGAGATGGAGAAACTGAATAGTGCCAAGGTACTCAGGCGAGTGCATTGGCTTTGCGGATGGGATATGAAAGAGCCTAACGACAGATTGGATGTTCTTTGGTTAAGAACTGTAGAAGCAGACGAAAAAGAACCAGCCTACAAAAAACGATGGCGACTTATTAAAATTGCCATCGACATACTGAAGCCCGACATCGTTTTCATAGATGGTATTCGTGACATTATAGGCGACTTTAACGATAACCAGCAATCGAGCGAGCTAATTAATGAACTGATGGCTCTGGCTGAAAAGAAAGGCATTTGTATCTGGAACGTTTTGCACATGAATCCACGCCCTGGTAACGATGACGATTCAAAGATGCGAGGCCACTTGGGAACGGAGCTTGGAAACAAGGCAACAGACACCCTCGCAAGCGTTAAAAATAAGACGAATGCAGGCGTATCGTTCACGGTTAAGCAGCTCGACGCGAGATCGAAGGATATGGAAGATTGGAAATTCGAGGTTACAGACCAAGCTGGTAGCTTAGGCATTCCAAAAATTATCGGTTCAGGATCCACACAAACTGAAAAGGTAAGAATAGAGGCCCACGATGGCGATCTGATTCTGAAATGGATAAACGAAGGCTTGAATCGGTACAATTGGCCGCTAAGTCGCAAAACCATCAAGGACGTGATATTCAAGGATATTGGAGGCGTAACGAATACCAATCTACAGCAGGCCGATCTTCAGAGAGCAATAGATCTTGGCTACCTGGTTCAATCCACAGAGAAAAAGAACGGTAGTTATATGCTCATGCCACCTGACGATCTACCATTTTAACCTATCCCAAAAGAGACCTGTCTCAACAGTTACTCTATACCTATAGGTATAGGTTAACCTATCTCAAGGTTGCGTGAGGTCAGATGACTACATCCCCCGCATGGAGGCGGGGATGAGTCAAGTGCCCAACACACGCGCCCCGCGCACGCGCGAGGTGTTTCACATTAACGATTTAAATTTAAAATTTTCAAGATTATGACAGCAAGAGAATTTAGAAGAGCGATGGTTTTAGCAGCTATGGCTAACCCTGCTTTGGTTGAATCTAAAAAAGAAGATATGGCACTCGATGTCGTATGGGTAGCCCTCGACACAGCCGAATATCTTCTTGACGATGATAACCTTCGAGATAAACTTGGCATAGATCCAGATTCAGACGATTAACAAACCCCTACACTATGCCACCAATCAAAAAAGAAATAATTGAGGCGGTTGAGGATGCAGCCGACATCGTGGATGTTGTGAGGGACATTCTGGGCGACTATTGCGATACGAATCGCGGTGGACTCAGAAAGAAGGGCGTGAACTATACGGCCCTTTGCCCATTCCATGATGATCACAATGATGGAAACTTCATGGTAAGGCCCAAGAACGTGAGCGCGGGAGCCAATACCTACAAGTGCTTTACCTGTGGAGAGAAAGGCGGGCCCGTGCAGTTCCTGATGGCGCATGAAAAGCTGAGCTTTCCTGACGCGATCCGATGGCTGGGTAAGAAGTATAACATCGAGGTGGATAACGTACCATTCGACTACACGCCACCACCTCGCAAGCCTTTACCGCCACCTCTGCCCACGCTGGTGCTGCCACGAATGCAGGTACGACAGCGCACAGGTAACACCCAGAACGATGCACTCTGCAACTGGATTAGATCGCTCCCGTGGGACGCAGCACAGCGGGCACGGGTGGAGCCTGTACTGAAGGATTATCTGATGGGCCACGCCACCATAGAGCAGCGCGATCGCAAGCATGAGTTCACGGTGTTCTGGCAGGTGGATAAGGACGGCAACCCGCGCACGGCCCATTACATGAAGTACAAGCCAAACGGCAAACGGATGCACAAGGAGGATGACAGTTATAACACGGACTGGTTTCACTCGCTCTTGGATCGAGGCGGTTACACTAACCTATTCGACTCTACGAAGCAATGCGCCAGGCAATGCCTCTTTGGTGAGCACCTTCTGAATCGCTATCCAGGCACACCCATCAACCTGGTAGAGAGCGAGAAAACGGCTATCATAATGGCCATAGCATACGGCAACCATCCGCTACAGCTGTGGCTGGCTTGCTCCGGCCTGAGCAACTTCACCCGCGAAAAGCTCGACCCCATCATCAAGCAGAGGCGCAAGATAGTGGTGTTCCCAGATCGTGACGGAATAGAGCGATGGAAGCAGGCAGCCGAGCAGCTGCACTACGACCGCATCACCTTCAATACCTCGCTCGTAACAAAGTGGTGGCAACCTGAAGATGGGCCGAAAGCCGACTGTGCCGACGTGATAGTGAGGATAGTCCGCGAGTCAGCAGCACAAAGACTGAAGGCTATCGACCACCCACTCATCACTCCTGAGATGGAGGAAATTATTAACAAACTTAACTTAGAACCAAAAGAAACCAAATGAGCATAGGAAATCAAAAGAACGCTAACGAGGCGGTGGTGGTTTCGTGCAAAGTGAAGCCCGATCAGGCAGAGCTGCTGAACACCATCTGCAACGCGATGGGGTGCAACACCTACAGCATACTGCAATGGTTTATCTCTGTGCTGATACGATCTGCCTCGCCCATGCACAAGCTATCGCCCGACATTCAGAAGCTCATGATGCTGATGCAGAGCGACTACGGATGGAGTGAAGCCTTCAACCAGGTATGCCCCGATGAGTTGCGCCTGAGTCAGATGGTGATGATCCTCGAACAGCAAGACCATCGAGGCTTTGGTGCTGTGATGGTTAACAAACCATTCATGGGCCAAGCCACGCAGACAG